CTTCCTATGACCAGCAAATTGATAAAATTGAACGTCAACAGGATCAAGAAAACTATCCATAAAAATTCAATTCAGCTACTCTTTTTTGCGCCGCTTCAAAGTCATATTTGAGGCGGCGTTTTATTTTCGCCACCTTGTCAAACGTCTCAAACATCGTTGGCTCGTACTCCCTGCGCCTATAGTGCACAAACAAAATATCCTTTATGCGCCAATCAACCATTTCCGGCCCATCGTAATCTACGCGCAAGTCTTTGCCCTTAATTGTAATGCGGTTACCGCCATAGCTTTCGGGATTGAACCAATCCCCATGCATTGCAATAAATCCATCGGGGAACTCAACAAAATTAGTCAGCACCATTACCCCGCCGCTTCCCTGACGAGTTAATATTATTTTCCCGTCTTTTAACGTTTGAATTATTTGATCGGTTGGTTTCATAAATAGCCTTTTTGCTTTGCTTGTCTTTGTGTGACAATAACATCTTCGACCTTTCGACCATCAGGCCACTTGCTATATCCCTTATCTATAAAAAACTTATGCATTTCATCTAGTCGGTTCTCATCAACAACAAAGCAAAGTAAATCTTCAAATATCGACAATCCATCCTTGAAAATAATTTCATTTGTACCTTGTCGAGCATGTTTTTCAAATTGCAAAACATCAACCGCCCGTTCTTGAACAGCCACGTCCCAATCTTCAAGTTCATCGAATTGCTTTCTAACACCTCTTGCTTTTGAAAATCTTTGAGACCCATAATAGTCATCGTCAAAGCTCATTGCGTCGAGCCTTGTTGCATGTCTATTTGTTTTCCAAAACAATCCTTTTTGTATTATGTCTGTATATCTGTCGCCCTTTTTTCTTATTCTTGCAAATACATATGAGGCTCCACCACTGCGCATATCAGGGATTTCTGAGCCACCTTCACCAAGAGGAATACCGCGTCTCATTCTGTCAGATGTGGACGCCAATTGACCACCACCATTTACGATATTTTTAATACTTTCGTGTTGATCGCTTCCTCCATACTCTAAGTCTTGATAAATCAAATGCTCCCTGTGAAAATCTTCCCACCGCCCACCTCTAAAAGCTGGGTTGAATTGCAAAGGTTTGCCATGACCATATTGCTGGTAATCACCGACAGGATCATAATTTGAAAGGCGACTTATATTCTTCACACCAGCGGCATCAGACGCAAGTTTTTTCAGTTGCTTTATACGTTCATTCTGAGAACCAACAGCTTCAAGTCGCTTCATTGCTTCTTTAAAAGCAATTGCTCTGTCCGTACCACCCCCGCCAAGTCCAGTTCGCTTTACCCCACTGAAGTGATAGAATATTTTGGTCAAATAAAGTTCTTCACGATCCAAAGCTGTCGCTCTTGCAGTGTCAATTCCATAACTTTCAAGCAAATCCATTGCCTTCAAAACAGACGCTTGAGAGTGACCATCAGTTACAATTTCAACTCGGCCCATCATCGCCGCTAAGTTGGTGTCATTATTTGATGGAAATATTTTTATCTTCACACCGTCAATTACAGTTTCATATGTCGTTCCAGCAGCTTCAAATTCACCTGATTGGTTTGCAAATGATCTGTCAAAATTTGATTTGTTGAATGCTGCTTCATCTCTTTTTTTCCATGTTAAACCAGCCTTTTTTGGTGCCTCTGGCAAATCAGGAAGTTTTATCGGTGGGAATTCATTAAATAATTTACCAAACAAAGTGTCACTGGCACTGACAACATCACCAACGGAATAATCATTTAAAAAACTTCCCAATTCCCGTTTAAATGGGCCGAAATGAAGCTGATAATTATCAAAATCATCTTTTGATATCAGTCCATCACGTTGCATTTTGTAAACTTCATCTGTTTTAGCGATCAAAGCACTCAAAGCACTTGTTGCTCTATCAAAGTCTTTTTGTTCAAAACCTTGGTTTTCTCTTGTTTTAATTCCTTTAATTGCGGTCAAAACTTTGTCATTTTCATATTCAAAACTAAGCTCAGGAGTCTTGGTTTTTTTTGCTTCGTCCAAAACAACTGTTTTTTCAATTCTCTCTAAAGCCGCAGGGCGCAGCTTCATGTTTATGGTCGTTTTATCTTCCCCTTCAATTCGCAAAAAATTAACTCGTATTTCTTGATCCTCAATATCACCCTTGTCTGACGGCAAGACGTAACCATTAACCCTACTTTCCTGCACAAGTTTGACCTCTTGGTCAGTAACTCTTTCAATTTTCTTGGGCTTACGGGTTTTATTGTATTTTTTCAGCTGTTTTTCGTATGTTTTTGCAAGTACAGCTTTGCGACCAATCAGAATGTCCGCAAGATCGTCAGCATCGTCGCCCATGATATCATCTACAAGACGCCTGATATCATCATCGCTGATGGCCACAATACGCGCAGCACCCGCCACTATTTGATCATCAGTTATGCCACCAAAAACATCGCCAGAGTTATAGCTGTTGAACCGTATGCTTTGCAATTCTGGAATTTCATTTGCCGCATATGACTTTCGTCCACCTTGCGCTCGAAAGAAAAGCGTGCCGCCGGTATCAATCCGAAAACTTGATCCATCAGGTAATCTTTTGAGGTTTAACTCACTCGGCCCACCGTTTCCGACCACATCCCAATTTGCCAGCCAAGCATCAGCCGCAAAACCCTCTTGGGTGCCAGTGAGTGCCGCCATGTCTGATGTTTCAATATCGTCAATTTTTTCAATTTTGCTGGAAATGCCAATTTTGCCCGTAACGTCACTATCCCCAATTTTCCCTGTTAGTTTAATAAAGTTTACATCAGCAACCTTCACACCCGCCGCTTGGTATAGTTTCGCGCTTAAAACCTCGACTTTCGCTGCCAGTTCACTTGCTGGTGATTTTACATAGTATTCCTGTCCGTCAATTTTGCTTTTAAATAAACCGCCGGTTTGTGAACCACCCTGCCCCCCAACTTGCTCCAAATCATCAAATAAAAGCCCTTCATCTTCGCGCTTCGCCACGACTGTTGCTTGCGGCACCTTTGACTTCACGCCAAGTACCGCATCGTCCAAATCAGCTTTTTCGACAGCATCAAGGCTTTGGTAAAAATTGTTTTGTGCGTTTGTAAGAGGTTTACCAGCCGCCAGCTTTTTCTTTATCGCAGTTTTAAGTGATTTCGCCTTGTAACTTTCAGTAATTGTTACTGTCAGCGTTTCAATTGCACTTAGATCACTAAATACACTTACGTCAGTCAGGCCAAGTTTGCCTTGTTTTTTTAGCTTGTTATATGCCTCTTTGTGATATGAAAGCCCTTTACCACCAGCTTTATATTGAGCAATTTTTGCTTTCGTTTCTACGATTTCATTTTTTGTTTTTTCAGCTAAAAGTAATATTCCCTTTTCACTTGTGGGTAATCCATCCCACACAGATTGCTCCACAATTCCAAGCTGCTCTTTTTTTACTATTTTTGCCGCTGCTTTTTGACCAATTTCAATTGAGGCTTGCAATTGCACTTCTGCCTCAATAGCGGCTTTAAACTCCACTTTACTCCCACTGGCAGCTTTGCTTGTTTTCAATTTGTCATACGCTTTTAATAGTGGCTTACTGCCATCACCAATTGAAAGATCAGAAATAAAATCCGATGCCTCTTGTTCAGCTTTTTCAGCCGCTTTCGCCGCAAGTTCTTCGGCTTCCTTTTGAGCCTTTGCAGCTGCTTTCGCTGCTTTATCAGCTTTTGCAATTGATGTTCTGCCAGCATCAACCAACGCTTGTATTTCAGCAAGTGAACGGGGTTGAGATGATTGGTTTACCAAATCTACAAAAGTTATTTGACCAGAATTCCAAAGGTTCCACTTACCTTCGCCCAATACTTCAATTTGAAACTTTTCGGGCTTTCCCTTCAGCCATTGCTCAAACTTTAAATCGCCAGCAACAAAACCGTCCATTGATTGCTGTGATTTGAGTAAATTTTTCGCAATCAGCGCATCTGACAAACCGCGACTTTTCATGGACTTTGTGAGTTCAGCTTTAAGAGTTGATTTTTTTATAGCTGGCAAAGGCTTGGTTGCGAGTTCATCCCAACTTTTCAAAACGCCAATTATAGTGCTGCGACAGTTGAAATGTGCTGGCGGTGGTGACCACGCGATATTATGACCGATTGGTTTAAAGTTTTGATCCCACGTAAGGCCCGATCTTGCCTTGCAAATATCACTTGTTCGACTGTCCAGCGTTGCGATCCATTGAACGCCATTGAACATATCTCCATTGGCATCAATCGTTGCAAGTGCCGCCGCATTGTTAACCGCCGCTACACTTGACCGAACAAGTGCTTCTGCCTTGTGTTTTGAGACATTCATAATTCCGTCAGTAAAATTTGCTGCTTTTGTGCCTCTCACTCGATTTACCAGTGGTCCTAATCCTTCACCGCCAGCAATCCCAACTCGCATTTGCCGCAAAAAACTATTTCGCAAAGAGTTTGATTGCTGATCCCAATATTTTTTTACAATTTCGCCTTCAACTAATGTTTCCTTTGCAAGTTGCCGAAGGTTTGCCGCTGGTGGCAACACAGAGGCAATGGGAACGCCTAGAGTTTTGTTGATTGAATTTTGTGTGGCTTTACTCGCCATTTTTGACACGCCACTCAGAGACGTACTGGACGCGCCTTTAATTTTAGCAAAATTTGCCTTGATTGTGGCTTCGACATTTTTTTGAAGTTTTGCCAGCCGCCGCGCCCGATACGTGGGCCCAATTCCAGTTGGGTCAATTTTTTCAAGTTGTTTTTGAATTGAAAGCCCCAAATCATCCAAAATATCTTTTACTATTTCAGCTTCGGACGCCTTCAACCTTTCAAGATTAATCGCATGGGTAACGACACTATCCTGCATCTGGTCATTTATATTTACAGATGTCGGGGTGAGCTTCGGCTTAAGTGCCATTTACTTACTCCGCTGCCACGGCAAGAGGCGGCTCGTCCTCGTCATCCTCGTCAGCGTCACCCGCCCCTGGCATTTCTGTATCCAACTCGTCTTGAATTTCTTCCAGTGAATAATCAGGCCGCAACATTTCGCCACGCTGCAAGTTGAAAAGCAGATCGGCTTGACCGATAGCACCCGATTGCCATGCAGATACAAGGCTCTGCAACTCTTGAGGCGTTAAACGAGCGTCCATAAAGTCTTTGTTGAGTTCAACATTGATAGTGTCCGTAAACCCTTCCCACTCAGCACACCACGAAAGCGCCTGTTGGAGCCCGTCAGACACCGTGTCTGCAATTGACGCAAGAATGCTCGACTCACCCGAACCTCGCAATCTTACGGTCTCTGCTGCCTCCGCAGTGCGTTTGCTTTCCTCAAGCAACCTCGCACCAAGCAAAGCCATCATTGATTGCTTTCGATCAAGCGACTTTTCAAGGTATGAAAGTCCACCACCGCCATACTCCAACATTCCCGTTGAAGCGCCTTCGTTCAAAAACCAAATGGTTCCAGATCCGATAGACCATGACGAGTTTTCTGCGTTACGCTGACCAATAATGTAAGGTGTGGGGCTGCTGGTTAAGTAGTTGCCTTGCTCCAAATCAGCTTGAGTTCGGTAGTGGCTCATATTCACGTTGACCAAATCCAAAATTGGGGAGCGTGAAACTGGTGGTGTCAGGTCATTCGGTGATAGAAACACAAACGGAATATAAGCAAATCTTTCGCCTCGATTTGTTGGGGTCAACTCATCTTCAATGCTATAGGCCAAGTCCCCTTCAACCATTTCCTCATTGTACAGTGTAACATTGTAGAAACCGTCTTCATCAATCGCCAAAACTCGGTAATTATTTACAAACTCAGTTCCAAATCCATCATCACCCGCGACCTGCCGTTCTTCATGCAATACGAGTTGAACGAGTTGCTCACGTCCATCCCTTACTTCAGTTCGCCAGTTGATAATGCTTTCAGCTGGATATAAGCGACAATATGCAGACCCCTCACCTTCGGACGGTTTGTCCACCAAAATACCAGCCCGTCCTAGAGTGATAACTTCTTCAGTCGCCATTTTTGCAAAGTTCTGGAACGGCAAGCCTGTCGCAGTAATATTATCCAGCAATTCGTCCATTCTTTTTGGAGCGTCAACATTTGCTGATTTTCGAAAGATCGCACCGACAAGCCCTTGCAATGTCCTAGCACTTGCCCCGTAAAACATGGCTCGTTTTAGGTATTGAGTGTAGTCGTAATCATCTTGTCCTGACGGTTTGGGCAAATGTACCTTACCAGAAGCCTTAATTGCATCTTCGCCGCCAACCGCATCGCGTATCCGCTTCCATTGAGGTGTAAATCTGACGTACTCTCGGTGTTGTTCATTTACGGGCATAATAGCCTCCTAACCAAAAAAATTGCTTATTTTGATGGGTCCGCTTGCCCCGCCCGTTTCCATTGGAAATTTTTCATGGATCAAATAACCAAGAGCATCGCCCATGTGATCAAGGCCCGATGTTTTGTCAGGCATTGACGTACCTTCCTTATACACAAGACCTTCCAATGTTTTGATCAGATGCTTGCAACGTGGATCGATAAACAACCTTCGGTGACCATCGCCATCGCAAAGCATAGCGTTCACTTCGTTCAATCGGTCCACGACTGCTGGTGCGCGACGAGACGCTACAACATCAAATCCGTAACTCTCAAGAATTGAGAAATCAGTTTGCCCCACAGCGGCCGATGTTTTACGCGCTCTGCCGCTAGGGTCTGGATAAACTGCAATGTGCCTATTGGGATATCGTTGCAGTATTTCTTGCGCCATCAAATCAGTGTTGGCATCAGGTATTTCGATTTCATTTAAAACAAGAAAGTCATTACCAGCATCCAAACCTATTATTGCACTCATTGGATTGACGTTGAAATCCATTCCAATGTGAATGGTGCCGCCTATATCATCAAGTTCGGCAACGTTAAAACTCCGCTCAAATGCATGGTAAACTCGGCCTGATTGAGTTTCAAAAGACGCTTCAAACTCTTGTCTGAACAGTCTTTCATTCATTGTTCGACGCGCTGCGGCAACTTCATCAGGTGAAACTCTGCCACCTTCAAGAGTTTTAAACTTAAACGCTTCCCAATCAGGCTCAGTATCCGCATAAGAAAACAAATCATAAAACCAGTTGAAACCTTTTGGTGTGCCGCAAAATACGGCCCGACCTTTTTTATCGCTCAAAGCTGGCCTCATGACAGCCGACCACATTTCGGGATCAATGTCTTGAACCTCGTCCATAATACACAAGTCAAGGCCAACACCGCGCAAGCTATCAGGATTGTCGGCCCCTCTAAGCGCAATAATTGATCCGTTTACCAATTCAATTGATAGATCGGTCTCATGCGTTTTTTTTACTTCGTGGCGAGGAACGTGGTGCTTTAAATCAGTCCACATGATTTGTTTTGCCATGCGATATGTCGGCGCAATATACCAGCAGTAATTGCGCTCATTCGATCTCGCTCGTTGATAGAGTATGAACCTTGAAAGGAATGATTTACCCGTACGGCGACCAGCAACAAGCACCCTAAAACGCTTTTTTGATGCAGCTACCGCCAATTGTGGGCGGGATAACCTTACAACAGGCTCACTGATTGAGGACTGCATCATGGTCTATCACTTCCCCCTCAATAACAGGGGTTTCAATGCGCTGCGGAACTATGTTGATAGTCGTGCCACCAGTATCATCTTGCTCCGACCAGCCCATCCTTGCTTTTGTCCAGTACACAAGTGCACGGACATCTCCACGCATGGCTTTTGTGTAAAGCATGGCTGCTATTTGACCGTTGGCATAATCCTTTCCAGCCTTCATTTCTTCACTGTAATATTTTCGCAAGGTTTTCTTGTCTATCCGTGCGGCATTAGCAATCATTTCCTGAGTAAAACCAGCTGAACGAAGTATTTCTATCACTTTAACCATATCGGATGATTTTTTATGAGGCGGTCTGCCATTCACTTTTGAATCAGTCTTTTTTGAGGGAAAAACCTTACTCATCAATTGTGTCCTTGAAGAAATGAACGTGGTTGCAGTCATTACAAATAGCAAAAGTGAGTAACTCTTCGTTTCCGTTTATTTTTTTAGCTGCCTTACCGAGCATGAAAGTGCCCCCGTCACAGTGCTGACATTTGAGACATTCGCCTTCAAAATGGTCGGGTTTTTCCCTTTTTTCAAACCGATCATTGAACGGCTTGTTAAATTTAACCACGTTATTTTCAGAAACCATCAGCAAACCACCAAATAACTTAATTTTTACATATTGTAATTTTCTTTATTTATCAAGAAAAGAGACCCAACCGCTTTTTGAGGAGGAAAAAAGGGCTGGGCCTAGTGGACTTTATCAGTCAAGGAGTAGAAAAACATCATGTTTCTGGGAAAAACAAATGCCGTACTAAAATTATGTCTAATGGGTGATTTTTTTAAAAGCAAGTTTTTTGTTTAAAAAACTATTATTGACATTTATGCATATTGCATATATAATGCATTTATTAATTACGAAAGGTTGGTCAACAACCTCAACGCTCTTTGACAATGAACCAACCAGCCAATGCTAGGGTATTGGGACAAGGTGGTTCTACATAAAAAGGACCAAACAATGTACAAAACGTTGAACATTCACGCTGTTAAACACGGCGAAGATAAAAACCGTTTTTGTGGACCATCGGTAATCTCATCCGTTACGGGTGTAACAACTGGTGAAGCCGCTCGGCTTATTCGAAAGCAAACTGGTGCCCGAAAAGTAACGGGGACTTACACTGGTGAAGTTTTGAATGCTTTGGCTCAATTCGGTATTGGTTACCAGCGGGTGCAATTACCCACTGACATCAAAAATCCAACGCTTGCTGCTTGGCTTCGATCAACGGTAAAAAAACGCACTTCAAACCGTGTGTTTCTTGTATCCGCTGGTCATCACTGGCAGTTGATACAAGGTCGCCGTTATGTGTGCGGTATTGTTGGCAATGTGATCAGCATTAAAGACAAAAAAGTAAAACGCCGCGCAAGAGTTCGGGGTGTTTGGGAATTAACACTCTTAGGTGAAGCATTGAAAAAACCTTCGTATGACATTTCCAAACCAAAGCCCACGAAATTACCAAAACGTGCAAACAAAGCAAAACTTGAATGCCAAAAAATTGCCCGTGAAAACCAACGAATTATTCTTGATAAAGAGAATAATTATGGTTTTATTACTTATTGGATTTTTGCAGCTTTTGTCTCTTCAACTGACGAGCAAAAATATGACCCATGGCACAATGACAGTCATGTGGTTGACCACCTTGATGACGGATCGCACTGGTTTGAAGTGCGTGACCGTATGCGAGAATACGAAAAAATCTTGGCAAAATATGACCAAGGAAAAGCCGTTATGGCGGCGTAATTAAAGGGGGCGAAAGCCCTCTTTTTTTTAACAAAAAGGAACCCAAACAATGAATGGATTTGAAAAGCACGGCATAAAGCACTTGTCGGCAAGTAATCTAAATACTTGGATAGATGCCCCCGACATTTGGGTGCTAAGGTATTTATTAAAACGACAAACTCCCAGTGGCGCAGCCGCCATGCGCGGATCAATGGTTGAAAAAGCCGTTGCAAGCACTCTTTTGGGAATGTCTCAAACAGAGGCAGTTTCAGAGGTTCTTGATCAATATGACCAGCAATTTGGCGATGATCAGACGCAACGCGATTTGATAGAGCCAATGGTCACTATGTCTATTGATCTCTTAAAGCCTTACGGTCCCCCAGATTTCCCTGAGCATGGTGTACAGCACAAAATATCACTGCCACTTACAACTGATGAATTTACCATTCCAGTAATTGGCTATCTCGACTTTGTATTTCCGCAGCAAGGTTTGGTTATTGATTTAAAGACAACCACCCGAATACCGTCGAGGATGAACTATGGTCATAAGGTTCAGCGTGTTATTTACCAAAAATCTCTTGGTAATTATGCTGTAAAATTCCTTTATGTTTCCGGCAAGAAAAACTCACTGCTGGAAGATGGTGACGTTTTTTACACATGGCAAAAAATCACTAAAACCGCACAAAGAATTGAAAAGTTCTTACGGCTCGTCACCAAAGAGGAAGCTGTCGAAATCATTCCACACAATCCAAATACTTTTTACTGGAAAGGCTTGGATGGGCTAAGAGAGGAAGTTTTTGGATGAAAATTGGATTTACCGCAAGTGCTTTTGACTTGCTACACGCTGGTCACGTTCAAATGCTGCGAGACGCCAAATCTCAGTGTGATTACTTGATTTGTGGCTTGCAGTTTGATCCTTCAATTGATCGTCAAGAAAAGGCCCAACCAGCGCAAAGTGTTGTTGAGCGTTATATGCAATTGCAAGCGGTTAAATACGTTGATGAGATCGTTCCTTATGCGACTGAAAAAGACCTTGAGGATATACTTGAGCTTATGAGCATTGACGTAAGAATATTGGGTGAAGAATACAGATTTAAAGATTTCACTGGGAAAGACATTTGTAAAAAACGAGACATAGCAATTCACTTCAATGTAAGGGACCATCGGTTTTCAAGCACAGATTTACGAAGCCGAATAAATGCCACTCAAAACGCATGATTTCTAAATAAAAATTAATTTTATGTAAAGAAATGGTTGTATCATATGCATTTTGCATATACAAAGGTCTTGTAAAACAAAAAAAACGGACCCAAACAATGACCAATGCAAACCTTAAAATTCAACAATCTGCGATAAATAAAATGCGGATCGTTGATAACCTTCCCGCTCAATATCGCGCAATTGTCCATGAAATCGGACTTTCCGATTTTTCAATCAAGCACAAAAAAATTTACCGCAAAGCCAAAAAAATTGCTGGTTTAAGCGGCAAATCAATGCGGACAACTCAACGCACCGCCACTTCCAAGTTTATCGCAAAGGAATTGGTGTAATGCATCTTCAAAAAATAATCGCTGAATATAATGACCGACGTTTGATCTGGTCAGAATTCAAAACCGTTGATCCTGATAACATCACGAAAAGTGACTCATTAAAACTATTCTTGATGATTGACGAGTGCTTTGCATCAAAGCATCTTGAAGCATTTGTTTCTGGCGGTTCGCCAATCCATTTGAATTTGAAAGCGCGAATAAAGCAACTGACGTTCGCCATGATTGAACTTTATTCTCTTGGTTTTGAAATACCAAAAACCGCAAAAAGATGCCTTCGCCGCATGGTACACATTAAAATGGGGATGGCGGCATGATCAGAATTGCTGTTGGCAGTTTTGGGTTATTTGTTGCTGGCTCCACCAGTGACACCAACCCAGACATTTCACTGATTGCACTCACCTTAATTGCTATCCCTTCACTGATTTTACTCATTTCGGGGACCGCATCTGAAATTAAAAAGGAAGAGCAATGAACGTTCCCAAAATAAACTACTCCGCTTTAAATCCACATGCCGTAACCTCGTATAGTCTACGTGGCAATGTTCAATTCACGCATGACCATTCAATGAAATGCACTGGTCAATGTAAGGGCGATGGAGACGTTCTTTATTACGAGGAAGCATATGACTATCGGCAATACGGATCACGAAGCGTTTCGACTTACAAACGCTGTCCAGATTGCAATGGAACAGGATTGCTTACTGAGAAAACTTACCACGCACTTCCAGTGACCATTCGCACTATTGATTAAGAGGTTTGGGGACTGTTCCCCGAACCTCATTTATTTTTTTCCTTTGCTCAAAAATAACTTTCCTTTGAAATTCCAATTCAACGAATTGCTTATCTAATTCAGATAATTTTGATCTGACTTCATCAATTTTAATAATTTTTTCTGATTTCATTTTACGCAGTTCTTTTGCCATTAAATAAAAAGTTTGGTTTCGGAGCTGCGTTTAAAGAAAGTGATAAGATTTCTTTTCGCCAATTTTCACCAAAAACTTGACGGCATTCTTGTCCCAAAAGTGAATTTGGATGCACTGTTTTAAAAAACGAACTGTCTTTAAGCGGAGCATTTTGAAATGCGCTTTCAAAAAAATGCTGAACACAAAAAGACTTTGATAGTATTTCTTTTACAGAAGGAAGCGTGTACCCAAAAATCTGATCTTGTCCATTCATTCGGCTTGGATACGTAAGGCTATAGCATTTGCCTTTAAACAACCAACTTGGAACAGGACAAGTATATATTGGCTGATAAATTTTAGCTTTTGTGTCAATTCTTGCAATATCTTTCACTGTCCATAACACATAATTCCATGCCGATCCTGATGACTTTGGAGGCTTTGATAAAGACAAGTTAATTTTATTTACCAACCCCTTCACATGAAGCGAAAGTTCTTTGCGAATTTTAATTGGAAATGCTGTCAGTTCTTTACCATCCCATGATCCATCATGAACCTTCATCGGTGGCTTTTTGGGCCCCCATTGCGGTGCTAACTGCCCTTTTCGCTTTGCTGGCATAGTGCAGAAAAAAGAAGGTATGTCTGGAAACTTTCGCAAAACAACAGCATCCATATCCAAAACTATACCACCTCTTTGTGCCGCTGCCGACAACCTTACCAAATCGGAAATATGGGCAATGCTATGACCTAACTGTAACGCTGCAAATGCAAGTTCAGACGGGTATATGTCATTGGCGTCTCTTAACTCAACGTCACAGAAAGGCCACTGATTGACTCTCTGGTACGTGTATAACACAACACGATTACCAACTTTTTGATGGGCACTCAGTGACAAAATGTGAAGTTGTGAAAATATCAGTTCTTGGCTAACCCACTCTGAATATGTCGCTTTAAAACTTGGTGGGTTTGACCAAAACAGAAAAATTGTACTCATTTCTTGTTTCTTTTTGCTTCGCGAGCTTTTTTTGCGAGATCAGCATCAGCCTTTCCCCACGTCCCTTTTCCTTTTGTTGCAAAAGAATTAACTCGCGCAAAAGCCCATTGCGCTTGAGTAGCCCCTGGGCGGTGTCCTTGCGCCCATGCTTGTGCACCACGGCGATAAACCTGTTCCAGAATTCCTTTAGGTATTCCGGTTTCTTTTGCTTTCGTTGAAAGCGCTTTACTTGCTGATTTATTTTTTAGAGCCACGTTTTTTGCCTCCGAATTGTTTTTTGTATTTCTTTGTGTGACCGCTGGTCTTTGTTTTTCTCAACTTGCCATCTTTATCGAAATCTGTTGCCATCGGTGAATGAGAAGGGTTTTTACTGGCTGATCTACGCCTTATTTCTGCTGCTCTTTTCTTTTTTTCTTCGGGTGAAAGACCAGCCAAATATATCTTCGATACTTTTTGGGGTTTTTTCATTCGGTAATGCCTTTTATTTTTCGCCAATCAGGTCGTGGGCCACTTGCGTACTCAATCGCGTGGTTTTCTTGTTTCAAAAGCCAATTTAAATTTACGCCATCAGCATAAATAATCCCTAAAGTTCTGCCAAATTTGTCCTTTTCAAAGCGATAGGTTTCTATTTCAAAAACCTCTGATTTGTTAAAACTCGGTTTGAAGCAAATAAGTTCTTCAAGACGTTTTTTTGCGGCTTGTCCGTATTCTCTTATTTGCTTGTCAATTGATCTGCTTTCGGGAACGGTGATCCCTTTCAACTTAATTCTGTGGCTGATCCAAACGCCAAAACCCAAGTCTATTTCCACCTCTATCAAGTCACCGTCTATGACTTTTGTGGCCTTGGCGTTGTAAGTGTACATACTTCACCATTTGACCTTATCAGCCCAATAGGCCCCACTCATTGGACCTCTCGCTATGTTTTTGCGGTGTCGCGCCTTAAAACTGGCTCTTTTGGCCTTCATTCTATCGGACTCACCAGCTTTCGGTTTTCCAGCGGTGCTTGCACCTTGCTGACCAAATCTTATTGTTTTCACTTGAGAGCCAACTTTCGCCACAACAATGTGACTGCTGCTTCTGTGGTTAGGGGTGCGTTTCGGTTTATTGTAGCCAGAAACACCAGCCCGAACTAAACGAGGATCTTTTTTCTTCATGCGGGAACCTTCTTTAATTTCATTCCAAAATCATTAACTCCCGCTTTGATTTCAGAATTTTCTTTTTTGATAAGTGGTATCCAACGAAATGGACGGTAATCGACAGTGTGGTGCCAGCGATTAAACTTCCAAACCAGCTTAGATACATCTGGATGCATTTTTACTTGCATTTGGCTTTTAGCCATTGTGCCTTCATGGGCATAAAATTCTTTTGTATTGCCGCCTTTTACAGACTGAGTAACAACTTTACCCTGCAAAAAGGCGTTAAATTGCACCGTTGCCCAATTACCTTTCAGCATTCTTAATGAAAGGTCTGTATCTTCATTATATCTACCTCGCCAGCGAAAAGGCGTATCATTTCTGATCAAGTTGCATGAGTAAATTCTTGTGTTGGGTACGAAAGGTTTAAGCCTTGTCGCTGCGTTGCAAAAGCCATGATAGTTCGGCCCTGCCATTCCAATATTTGTATATCTAAGGCAAAAATCCTCCATAACTCTAAAGCAAGTTGGATCACCAACTGAAATTTTTTGATTTTTATATAACCTATAAAAGTTTCGGATGTTGTCATCCATCACCCAATGCCAATCATGGCCTTCAGAAATAGAATAATCCCATACAAAGTTTCTTGCGGCCCCTGGTCCTTTTGACTTTTCATCTTTCAAGTCATCAAAAGTGTCATAGTCTTGCTGATATGTTTTGTCTAAAACTAACAATTTTTTCTTATCAACATTTGCTGAATATTTTTTATATTCTTGTTCTTCGATCACCATGCGATATGGCGCACCAATTTTTTCCAATGTGTCGCTTGTAAGGCGCGTTTCGTACCTTCCTTTGGACACGATGAACAATGGAAATCTAGGGTTCACTGGTAAAACTCTTATCTAAGTGAACTTTCTTTTCACGGTGTGGATACCAAATGTATTTGGTTTTTTCCGTTATATTTTGACTATGAAATTTCGCGAAAGACTCCATATCCTTTTCTGTTTCAAAATGAACGAGAACACTTTTGTATGGTCGCAAGTCATCTTGGTCGAATTCGGGCATATCATCCCATTCTTCCAATGCGTCCACTTCTCTGAAACCAAGAAAAGATGATAATTGATGCGGATCAAATGCCGTAAATTTAAGATCAAAATCACCCTGATCACTGAGCCATTTAATTTGTTCTGTTAGCATCGGATAATCCCACTGGCTTTCTTCACCAGAGCGATTGTCTGCAATTCTGTAAGCAACTTTTTCCTGCTCACTCAACCCTTTCGCCACATAAACAGGAACACTTGAATGCTTAAGCCTCTTAGCTGCCATTAAGCGCGTGTGACCCGCAAGAATGATATTGTCCTCGTCAACCACGATAGGTTGCGTCCAGCCCACAAGACTCAAACTGTCTGAAACCTTTTCAATTGCTTCTGGGCTGATTTGTCTTGGGTTTTTATCGTGCGGGACAATACTTTTTATCGGCACCCAATCAACGGTATAAGTCTCTGAGTTGTCGCTCAACTTGGCGGTCGTAGTCATTTATTTTTCCCAACGCCTTTTCTGCTAACATTATGTAAAATTCTCCACCTTCAGAAACTTTGGCTACGTCACAAATTTCTTGAAGTGCTTCAGTTAGAATTTTAACTTTGTGGTCGTTCATTTACTTCATCATTTTTGGCTTTTTCTTTTTGGCCATTGTCTTTTTCTTTGGTTTTTTCGGCGTTGATTTACCCGAATACTGGCTCAATTTTTTAGTGCTATTTCCATATGCCATTTACGCGCTCCTTTGCTTATAGTTTTACGTTTTATCAATTTTTAAATAAAAATCCAGAATAACTTTACAAAACGTAATATTCACCAAACGAAAGGTTGTATAAATAGTTAAATGCATTTATGCGTATTGCATGACAAAAAGGATGCAAAATGAAAAGCAGTGAATTAAGACAAATTAATAACTACTTATTCGGTTCAGACGTACAAAACTCACTTTCAAAATATATTGGAGTGAACCAAGCAACTGTTTCAAGATGGATGAATAAAGATGGCGAAGTGCCACATTACGTGTCCGTAATACTTGCTCACTTAGTTGAAAGAAAAGAAGGGGGTTTTGATCCGTTTATTGACGTACCAAATTACCCCTTCAAAAACATCATGCTTCAAAACGCCTAGTCATCATACCAGCGTTGCGGTGACGTTGACTGATGCACTTCATCACCAACAGACGTATATCGACCATTCAGCCTGTTATAATCAAATCTAGCGCACCCCACTTGCCCGACATATTTATCCCTGACTTTGTGTATATGCACTTCGACAGGCTTTGAAGTATCGCGGCGATCTCTTGAAACTGCCCATATAACATCCCCTTTATCAGCCCAACGAGCCGAACCAGCAATATCATAAGCTGTGGGAACTGGCACTTCTTGGTCGTTAAACGTTACCATTTTTTTTGGATGCGCCACGAACCAAACATGGCAATCATGAGACTCGGCAAATTGGCGAACTTTTGCCAACATCATGGATACATATTCAGTCTCAACATTATCACCGAGAGGTCTGTGCAACTCGTTATACGGATCAATTACAAGCCCCTTGATGCCGTAGCGAAGCACCAACATTTTTGCCTGTTCAAGAATATTTTCAATTGTTGGGGACTGCTTTTGCCAATCATTAAAGCGGATGAATTTAAAATAACGATCCAACCAATCGCAACCTTCGTTAATTTCCTCAACAGACATTCTTTTGGTGTATCCATCGGTGTAAAAAGGTACGCCGATTTTTTTCTCCAAAAACTTTCGAATGTGGTGTTGAGGCTTGTTTTCAAAGGAACAGATGCCAAATTTCCATTGGTGATTTCCAGCCATATTTAAAATCAATTGATCCAGAAACTCCGATTTGCCAGAGTTTGGTATGCCTGTCACAATACTTATTTGACCTTCAAGAACCTTCATATACTGGTCGAGATTATCGAAACCTGTGGACAGAGGTTCAAATGAAAGACCTTCATAATCCTCCATCAATTCTTTTTTGTAATCAGAAACCGAATACACCCCAGCAATAGGCCAAGGCTGCGCGTACTCAATGATTTCAGACAACTTTTCAACACCATGCCGCAACAATACGTCATTTGCATCTTTGCAACCCTCAGGGAACTTGGTTCGAAGGCATTTATCCTTACCGATGCGCCTTGCCAGTTCGTTTGCCAAACCAATCCCAGCCGCATCAGCATCAGACATTATAACGACACGATCCGCGCTCTCAATCAATTTATGCTGGTCTTGCAAAAAATGAAAACCTTTTTCATTTGCGCCTTTGTAACTCTCTTGACCACCAGCGGGAACGGACAGTGCAGGGATGCCAGTTGCTTCATAAACAGACATGGCATCAATTTCCCCTTCACAAATAATAAGTTTTGCAACGGGATTTGTAATTGCTTGCAAGCCAAAGAATATCTGTTCACAACCTTTTTCTTGTGAGTATCCATATGGCTTTTCGTTGACTGCACGGCGATATTTAACAGATATCAGTTCACCATCACGGTACGAGTTGAAGCCAACAACAGTTCTTAATGACCCTTCACTGTAACGCTGAACTTGACTCACTTTATAATCTTGCAAGGTTTTCAAAGAAATGCCGCGAGTTAAAAACCAATCAACGATTACTTGCTCATGAAGCATCGCTTGCTGATCAGGCTTTGAGTAAACCACAGGTGGCTTGGGGCTTTTACGCCGCCAATTAGCCATATTGACAACATCGCCATCACGCACTGATCCTTGAAAAGGTATGCTTTGGCTTTTACAATGCCAGCAATGCCAAACAGCACTTTCTTGATCGATAGTAACTGATAAACATTGATCAGTTTTCTTTTTTCGCAAATGGCTGCACTTGGGGCAAGTTGCCCGATGATCACCAACGGAATAGCTGCTTAGCATTATTCCCTCAGCGGCAAGTTTATCCGCAATACTCATTAAATTGCCCCTACTGGACGATTACTTTTATTGCTCGAATTATCTTTTGCCTTTTTTGCCTTGTCGTTTTGGTATGCCAATTTATACAACATCGGCTGAAACCATTGTTTTTGTGACCCACCAGCTAAAAGTGCCTCGTCGATTATTCGCAAGTGGTATTCTAAATCAATCAGGTCAAATTGTTTTGCAAACTTATCGAAATCCTTGGAATTGAGCTTCACAACTTTACCACAAAAATGATATTTATCAGCATTTGAATTTGAGTCAATTAATTCTTTATTATTTGTAATGGTTGACGTATCGGCAACTGCATTATGTGGTGAAATATTAAGCGTTTCTGTTTTTTTACGCTTTGTGGTTGCGTTTTTAGCGCGATCCACTTTCGATTGATACATTTCTTCAGCTTTGATGCGTTCTTTTGCGAGCCTTGGATTTACGAAACCATCGGCAGTTTTTTCGAAAAATTCATCAATTACATTTTGCACTGTTTCAGTAACTTCGCCGCCCATCAAAACTTTACGCAAAGAATGCGGATGCTCATCAACATAGCCGCGCTGCCATTGTTCAATAAGCAGCAAAAAATATGCGCCATGCCCTTCCAAAGTAAGATGGGCTGTATCGCTTCGATAATCCTGACCGTGAAGTGGTAAAAATTGGGTAAATTTGTCTTTCATGTTTTTGTCCTGTTCAATGCTTGGGATATGGGCGTCTGCCGCGCCCGATTTACATTTTGTAAAATAATCTTGCATTTTGGGCAAATGTTTTTTGTGGCGAATTTGGAATTTTATATATTCTTATACTGTTAATGTTAATGTTAATGTTAATGTGTAGGCAAGTTGTTACAACATCGCCACGATATCGTGACAACATCGTTACAACATTGTAACGACATTGATCCGTTTATTTTTTGACTGTAATTTTCTAAAAATATTGTTTTTTCATTGATTTTAAGCTATTTTCTTGCTAACCAAACACTTGAGGAACGGTCCTGTTCTTTGTCTGCCATAAGACCCGCAACGTTTTTTGTTTAAACGGCTGCGGGTCTTACTTCTTCAACATCCAACTCAATTCTTGGATTTTCTGAATATAACTTTTCAGAATATTTTGAGAAAACTAGCTTGTCATCGCTATAGACAAACCCGTTCATTGCATCCATGACCGCTTTTTCCAGATTATCTATATCAGGGGTAGTGGTGTGCTTTAATTTGCCGCAAATCGCCAAATTTTTTTTCTTTTTTGTCCAAGATTTTGGAATGGGCATGTGAAACTTTACATTCATTTTTACTGGATTTCTAATAACCTTTACCCCTTGAGCAACCAAGTGGTGCCTTACTAACCTTTCAAATTTCAAAGTTTTCTCAGGGGTATATATGACCGCACGTCCATAACGTATCGTTGTTTTGGGTCGGCCTTTTGGAACGGGAGTTACGGGCAAAGTAATTTTAACCTGTATCATTAACTGGTACGTTTCATTTTTGTTAACAGTTGACAGTTTGTAATTTTCATCTCTATAACCGTAGCGAATCTATAGAATTTGTAAAGTTAACGATAATTCTTGCAGGGGAGCAAGAGGATGACTGATAACACAGCGGATAATTTTAAGTTTAGGCTAAACCCAGACCTTCGGCAAAATCCTAATGCCATGACGGAGATAAAAGCCTTAGCAACTTCGACGCTAAAG